GTGAGGGGCGCTGGTGCAAAAGCGCACCCGGCTTAACCGGATACACTCGAGCACCCTAAAGGTTATTTCCTTTGTCAGTGTGACAGGTGATCTAACCTACGTCGCCAGGAGTACCGGGTGGTACCGGGTTCCTGGGTCCCAGGGTGAAAAGTGTATTAAAGTAAAGATTCTTGAGGCGGCCGTTGGCGAGCCAGCGTCATCGGGTGAGCAACAACTGGACATAAGAACCAGTGCCCTTCCTCCTGAGTCTCGGAATCGGTGATGCCGCCTATGCGAAAGTCAGGCCTCGTCGGGATCAAGGTGGGGTCCTTCTTAGGACTTAACGGGGTCTATCGTAGACCCTCCACCCTCTCATCCCGAAGGTCGAGGTACCTTCTCTGCATGTAAAAATGTATGATAAGATAACCTCAGCGTTCCCAGTACGTCCCTTGACAGGGTGCCTGCGGCCGCGTAGCCAGAAATGGTGAAGCGAAACCGAAGTGACAACTGGTTCCCATAACTCTAGATAAAACTATTATGAAAAATTCACAACAATTTTATCCTTTTCTTAAGGAGTTATGGTCACCACGCGTTTGGCAACTCGGTCTAAAATCCGAGTCGTGGTTAGTAGGTAGATTGAATAGATTTGCCTTTCTAATCATAGGGAAGATTTCGCATACGAGTGCTGGAGGAATCCTCCATTTTGCTCGATGGAGTGTTAGAGTGGTGCGTGATCAGGGTTATCCAGGTTACGCAATGTACCTGAAGGCCTGCCTGATCCTACTGCAAAATGCAGTGGTAGGCCGGAAGATGCATGGTAGAGAAGTTGGAGTGGCAGTGTCTGTCACTTCCACGGGCTTTCCGCGAGTGATTCCAGCGGCCCATCGCCGTTCTATCAGGCGAGGAGATCTTTTGATCTACCGTCTGTGGACCAGTCTATTCTCCTTATATAGGATCGTAGATTGGAAGGCTAAGGCCAGTCTGGACTCCATCGTAGAGCCATTTTCGGGCTCTCCGGTGGTGGTTGCTCGTTTTGAAGCGTGGGCCCAGAATCAGTTTGTGAAGCTTTTGTTTCGCAGACTGCCTTACCTGTTCGATAAGGAGTTCGAACGGGCAAGAGAAAAAGGGTTCATGGGTTACTTCAAGGGTAATTTCATAGCTATTTTAAAGAGTGGTCCAAACTCGGTACAGGGTTCTGTCCAGATGTGTAATCTGGAGAAGGACGCGATTTCGCTGTCCCGCAGCCCCCTGTGGTCCCCCTTTATCAAGTACCTTGAGTATCTTGATTTTCGCTGGCTTCAGCCAGCGATAATCGGAGCCTCTAAGGGAGATCCCAATCTTCAGGATTGGGGCGGGGATCCGAGGATGGATTTTACCAAGGGGCCTATTGGTTCCTTGTCTTTAAAGTATGAGCCTGGGAAGGTGCGGATATTTGCGATGGTGGATTACTGGTCACAAGTGTCCCTGAAACCTCTTCATGATTTTCTTTTGAAGATCCTGAAGGGCCTTAATCGGGGCGACGTTCGTTTGGACGGGACTTTCGATCAGGTTGAGACAGTTGAGTACCTTCGTGGTCTCGCCACCTCCCCTGGTCGGAAGTTCTGGTCCTACGATTTGTCGTCGGCGACCGATCGGTTTCCACGTAGTGTCCAGCGATCCATCATACAAGCGTTGTTTTGTGATGAGTTAGGCTTCTTATGGGAGACCTTGATGACAGGGAGAGACTTTGTCATTCCTGTCTTAGATGACTGGCGCGCGAAGGGGAAGTATAAGTTATACTTCTCTGAAAACAACCCGGTATCAAGGGTCCGATATAGTGTCGGACAGCCCATGGGGGCCTACTCGTCCTGGGCGGCGTTTTCACTTTCTCACCACGCGCTGATACAATATTGTGCAGAATTGGAGGGCCATAAGGGCTGGTTTGAGGGTTATGGTATTTTGGGTGATGATATCGTCATTGGGGACGGTAGAGTCGCCAGACGTTACGAGTATATGTGTCGGAAGTTAGGTGTCACATTAAACCTAGCTAAATCGCTGCCAGGAGTAACGGGGTCTTTTGAGTTTGCGAAGCGGATGGTCCTCCGGGGGGCCGATGTTACGCCTCTGTCATTCCGCGAGTTTGCGGTTGGAAACCGCTCTCTCACGTGTATGATGGAGCTCGTAAGTCGGTGTGCCCCGTTAGGACCTATCCGTCTGGCATCAGTACTACGGGCGCTCGGTTTTGGTTACCGGTCCACGGCTCGACTGACCCAAAAGTTAGAGAGTGTGCCGGGACGAAGGCTGAGAAATACCATTCTCGCTCTTCTTCACCCAGCTTCGCCTTTTGGGGCGAAACACTGGGACGCTTGGTTCGGGATGTCGACTGCGGTCGAATTCGGGACTGTGGCTGACCAGGCCACGCAGAGCGTGATTCAGTCTGTGGTCGACTTTTATAAGTCTCAGCTCCGTCGGGAGTTAGCCCGATTCACCGAATTGAAAGATTGGGTGATGAAAGTTAATTATCCCGCGTGGTTTGAGATTATGAACCGTATGGTGTCTGATGTATTTCAGACATCAGACGTGTTCGGAGTCGTTCGCGGCGCTATATGTGTGAGCGCCGTGATGCAGATGAAGGAGGTAGAAGAGTGGGTCGCTCAACCAGTAGAGGGCACGCTTTCCGAAGTGTATGCCAACTATCGGGACTATTTCGCAAGGCTTCAGGCCTTGCGCCCGGTATCTGACATTCTTACCCGCCCGCGGGCCAAGGATCCGCATTTCATGTTCAAAGAACTTGACATGTGGTATCGTTGCCGTCGGGTGGCTCGGAAAGTGGCATCCAGGGCTGCGCACTCAAATGAGTAGAGGCGATCCCGAAGAAAGTTTGGGGGCGTAGTCGGTGGATAAAACTCACAAGTGGACCAATTTGGTCATTCGTGTGTTCTTCCCTAACCAAAGACATAGAGATATGATCGGCGGTCCAAAATTTTAGTGGTGATCTAACACCTACGGTCTAGCCAAATAAGGTGATGAAAGTTGCCTGGGGAGGCTAGATCAG